CTGCTGAGTTGGCAGACATGCACACCTCATGGCAGGGGTGGACCGGTCCTGGTCACCGCTACTATTGCAACCCGGAGGCAGGGCGCCGGTCGTTCCCTGCCTGAGGTCACCCGCCGCCCCTCACGAATATGCGTGGGGGGCAGTCGTTCGTGATTGGCAGTCTCATGGGGGGCGCCCCCGTCGCCGTCGCGCCCCGTATATAAAAACGCACCACTACCCTAAGCTATAAACGACCCAAATCGACTTGTATATATCTCTCTAGTTAAAAAAATTCCTGATGCTATATAACTTTGAAAAAGGTTAATTATAATACAAAAAATGCAAAAAAATTCCGAGGAAATTTTTGAACACGTACAGGTCGATCCAATTACAGGGAAGTACTTTATTTTTCTTCCAGAGCAAATTATGAATGAATTTGAGTGGTATGAAGATACGGAAATCCGAATGTCTATGGATGGAGAGGACCTGATTCTTTCAGAAAGAGACTGATTGACAGATGCTACATAATGGTGTATGATATGAAAGTAAACAACTTATCTTTATGGCTAAAGGATTTACAGTAAAAGCAAAGGCGCCCGTAGCGTCATCACAACAACAAGAATGGGATTATGATCTAGCAAAAGAGATGGTACGAGGCAAATCAATTGTCTTTTGTCTTCCTGGTCGCGGAGTTTCATATACCTACCTAAAGAGTTTTGTACAACTCTGTTTTGATTTGGTACAGGCAGGAGCAAGTATTCAAATCTCACAAGACTATTCATCGATGGTCAATTTTGCACGATGCAAGTGTTTAGGTGCAAATGTACTTCGTGGACCAAAGCAAGTTCCTTGGGATGGTAAACTTCCATACGATTGGCAACTTTGGATTGACTCTGACATTGTATTCAATACTGAAAAGTTTTGGCAACTTATTCTAATCGATAAGGATATTGCTGCTGGTTGGTATGCAACTGAAGATGGGCACACTACATCAGTTGCTCACTGGTTGGAAGAGGATGATTTCCGCAATAATGGTGGAGTCATGAATCATGAAACTGTTGAAAGTATTTCCAAGCGTCGCAAACCTTTCACAGTAGACTATACTGGTTTTGGGTGGGTTTTGATTAAGAAGGGAGTCTTTGAGAATCTTGAATATCCTTGGTTTGCTCCTAAGATGCAAGTCTTTGAATCTGGTGAGGTTCAGGATATGTGTGGAGAAGATGTATCCTTCTGTTTGGATGCAAAGGAAGCAGGATTCGAAATTTGGTGCGACCCTCGTATCAGAGTTGGTCACGAAAAGACACGAGTAATCTGATTTGAATGTCTAACGAATTATACAATATTCTCTGTAAGGGACGTAAGATTTACTCGAATCTTACAGAGACTGAATACTTCAATACTATGGAGGATCTGGCAGATGAATTTTATCAGACAGGTTCTCCAAGTCCAAATGAAATTGAAACTGAAATTATAGGAGAATAATTATGGCTAAGCGCCCCTCATTAACTAGCAACGCTACTATTGCATCAAAACCAAAGAATACTCGCCAAGGTGATGGATCTAATACTAAGTATGCCGCTACTTCTCGTAACTCGGCTCGCAAGAAGTATAGGGGTCAAGGTAGGTAATGTATCATTTAGATGGTAAAGATGAATGGAATCATATTCATCAAGACGATCTATGGATTTATAATAAACTCTTTCTAAGTCGGGTTTTAGGATATAACTGTGGTCCTGTTGGGACTCCAGTTCCTAAACCTGACTTTTATATTGTTCGCCCCTCTTTTAATTTACTTGGTATGAGTCGTTTTGCTCGTCTTGAGTTTGTTTATAAATGGACAGATAGATTTCATCCATCAGAATTTTGGTGTGAAGTTTTTGATGGAGAGCACTTAAGCGTTGATTTTAAAAATGGTCAGGCAGAATTAGTAGTAAGAGGAGAAAAAGAAAGTGATGATCTTCTTTACAAATGGAGAAAATGGGAAAAAATAGAACAAAAAGTTGAGTTTCCTTCAGTTCTATCAAAATTAAAAGGAAATTATGAATGGATTAACTGTGAATTTATTGATGGAAATCTAATTGAAGTTCATTTTCGCCAAAATCCTAACTTTAGATATAATAATACTGTAGCAATACCAGTATGGAATGATGATAAAATTGAAAATATGAAAGATTATACCTTTATAGATGATAAAGAATATCATCGTAAGGGTTTTTATGTAAAATAAATATTTTTAATACTATTCTTACCGAATTGGAAAGTTTTTCAATGGGCAGGCACCTATTATTAGAGGTGTATGATGTTAAATACGATCTCATTAATGATGCAGTTGCCCTTGAAGAGGTAATGGTTAAAGGAATTGAACGTGCTGGAATGACGATTCTAAACGTCTTTCAGCACTGTTTTATACCTCAGGGATGTACAATAGTCATTGCACTCTCTGAGAGTCATGTATCATGTCATACGTGGCCAGAAGAAGGATGTTTAGCAATTGATGTTTATACTTGTGGTGAAGGAAACCCAAAATTAATTGCTTTAGAATTGTTAAAATATTTGAATTCCGATAATTATAATATCAGAGAAATAGATCGTTAAATAGGTAATAGGAGATAGCAACCTCCTTCATAAAAGTTCTGTTTTATTCATTAAAACAGGAGCTAAAAATGTTAATTGAATCTGGAGATTCTCAAAAAAGATTAATTCAAGAGGTTATGCACGATTATGCACCAAAACATAATCTCAAAAAACAAACTGAATTGCATGAAAAAATTAGAAATGATGAAGATTATGATGATTGGTCCTATGGAACTGAACCAGTCTATGGATCTTCATGGAAATGAGCATAAATAATTTAAGAAATTTTATGTCCGATGGCAATTACTAGGATATCTAGATCGTTTAAAGATATTAGTTTATCCTTTGATCCACACCCTGTGACTAAGGATTTACCAATTCTTAAAAATCAAAGTGCAATTATACGATCTGTTCGAAATATAGTTGAAACAATTCCAACTGAAAGATTTTTTAATTCTACAATTGGTTCAAACGTTCGTTCTAGTTTATTTGAATTTGTAGATTTTGGTACTGCTTCGGTTATCCGAGATCAAATTCTTGTCGCAGTTTCAAATTACGAACCAAGAGTTACAAATGTAAATGTTGAAGTAAATCCTCAACCAGACATTAATAATTTTGAAGTTACCATTAATTTTGATATTATTGGGCAAGAAATTCCAACACAACAGTTTTCATTCATATTAGAGGCAACAGGATAAAATGCCTTTTACAAAGTTTGCTAATCTAGATTTTGATCAAATCAAGACCTCTATCAAAGATTATCTCCGTGCAAATTCCAATTTTACGGATTTTGACTTTGAGGGGTCTAATTTTTCTGTATTAATTGATACTTTAGCGTATAACACATATATTACTGCGTTTAACTCTAATATGGTTGTAAATGAATCCTTTCTGGATTCTGCAACACTAAGAGAAAATGTGGTCTCTCTTGCAAGAAATATTGGTTACGTGCCGCGCTCCAGAAGCGCCTCAAAGGCAGTTGTTTCTTTTAGTGTATCAACTGCAGTAAATACTCCAACACTCACCTTACAGGCAGGATTAGTGTGCGTTGGGGCATCAGATGGAACTTCATATGTCTTCTCTGTTCCTTCTGATATTACTCGAAATGTGGTTAATGGTGTCGCTAGTTTCAGTGAGATTGAAATTAGTGAAGGAACATTTCTCAAAAAACAATTTACAGTAGATGGGTCACTAGATCAAAAATTTATTTTAAATAACTCATATATAGATACTTCCACGATTGTTGCGTATGTAAAATCACCAAGTGATACTGGACTAGGAAGGAAATATTCACTTATAGAAAATATTTTTAAAATTGATTCTGTATCAGAAACTTATTTACTTCAAGAAATTAAAGATGAAAAATATGAGATTTTCTTTGGAGATGGATATTTTGGCAAGAAGTTAGAAAATAATTCGGTTATTACAGTTACATATATTGTAACTGATGGAAAAGATGGTAATGGTGCAGATGTATTTTCCTTTGCAGGAACTTTTAAGGATGCAAGTAATAATACAATTATTCCAACAAATACAATTACAGTAACTACAAATCAAAAATCCCAAAATGGCGATGAGATTGAAGGAATAGATTCAATTAAATATTTTGCTCCAAGACTTTATTCCTCTCAATATAGGGCAGTCACTGCAAAAGACTATGAAGCAATTCTCAAAGATAAGATATATCCAGATACTGAATCTGTATCCGTAGTTGGTGGAGAAGAAATGAATCCCCCACAATATGGTAAAGTTTTGATTAGTATTAAACCAAAGAATGGAACTTATGTTTCAGACTTTAATAAAATGCAAATTCAAAATAAATTAAAACAATATACTGTTGCTGGAATCAATCCAGAAATAATTGATTTAAAAATTTTATACGTTGAGATTGATTCTTCAATTTATTACAATAATTCTAGTATTGGTAGCGTAGAAGATTTAAAAACAAAAGTAAAGAATTCTCTCATATCATATTCAAAATCTACTAATTTGGGATCTTTTGGGGGAAGATTCAAATATAGTAAAGTCCTGCAGGTTATCGATAATACTGATAGTGCAATTACTTCTAATATTACAAAAGTAAGAATTAGAAGAGATATGAAAGCATTTATCGGTAGACCTACTCAATATGAAATTTGTTACGGTAACAAATTTCATGCAAATCCTGCAGGAAAGAACATCAAATCTACTGGATTTAAAATTGCTGGGGAAGCAGATACTGTTTATTTTACGGATGTTCCAAATTCAGATTTAAAAACTGGAATTATATCAGTTGTAAAAAAATCACCAATTACAGTTTCCGTTGGGTCTACTCAAGAATTAAAAACCATGGTCGTGGTTAAATCTGCAGGAACTGTTAATTATGAAACTGGTGAAATTTTACTTGGATCTTTAAATATTACATCAACATCATTAGATGCAGATATTATTGAAATTCAAGCATATCCAGAATCAAATGATATTATTGCTTTGACGGATTTGTATATCTCATTTGATGTTTCAAAAAGTTCAATAAATATGATTAAAGATGTTATTGCATCTGGTGATGATATATCTGGAGTTATATTTTCAACAGAAGATTATTACAGATCAAGCTATTCGAACGGAGAATTAACGAGGGCGTAATATGATACAAACTGGTTTTGAATCAAGGATAAAGGTACAGCAAATAATTGAAAATCAATTACCAGGATTTATCCTAGATGAAAGTCCAAAAACTGCTGAATTTTTAAAGCAATATTATATTTCCCAAGAATATCAGGGAGGACCGGTAGATATTGCTGAAAATTTAGACCAGTATTTGAATCTTGACAATTTAATTCCGGAAGTTATTGTAGGTAATATTGGCCTTAGTACCAATATTACATCTACTGTTGGAGTCATTACAGTAACAAGTACCAAAGGATTTCCATCAACATATGGTCTTTTAAAGATTGATGATGAGATTATCACATATACTGGAATTACAACAAATACATTTACTGGTTGTATTCGTGGATTTAGTGGAATTACTAGTTATCATCAAGATTTAAATAGTGAAGAATTAGTTTTTTCAGAATCAAAATCAGCATCTCATGTTAAGAACTCTAAAGTAATAAACTTAAGCTCACAATTTTTACAAGAATTTTATAAAAAATTAAAATATACTCTTACACCAGGTCTTGAACATGTAAATTTTGTTTCAGATTTGCATGTAGGAAACTTTATAAGGGAATCAAAAACTTTATATCAAACCAAAGGAACTGATGAATCATTCAGAATATTATTTAATATTTTGTATGGCGAAACACCAAAAGTAATTGATTTAGAGAAGTTTTTAATTAAACCATCAGCAGCAAAATATATTCGAAGGGAGGTGATGGTTGCCGAAAGAATTTCTGGAGATCCTTCTCTATTAGTTGGGCAGACAATTAGAAAATCTACAGATGAAAATACTACTGCATCCGTATCTGAAGTAGAAATTATAAAGAGAGGAGTAAAAAATTATTACAAGTTGCTTATTTTTATTGGGTATGATGATACGTTCCCAACTGTTACTGGAACGTTCAACATTACTGGAAGTACTAGGGTTTTGGAAGATGTAGAACCTAATGCAAATATTATTACTGTAGACTCCACAATTGGGTTTGGGCAAACAGGAACAATCTATATTGGAAACAATATAGCAACGTATACTAGTAAAAGTATAAATCAATTTTTTGGATGTACTGGAATCGAAACAACTGTAAAGGCAACCAGTATTGTTCGTTCCGATGAGACATATTATGGATATGAAAATGGTGATTTTAGTAAGAAAGTAGAATTGAGATTGACAGGGGTAGTATCAAAATTTTTACCCACACTACAATTAGGTACAGTTGATGAAAATGAACAAATAGGCGTAAAATATTTGGGAGAAATTATTACAAATCCCACAGAAAATGCATCGAAAGAAGAAATTTTTGCAAATAGTTGGATTTATAATACAAGTTCAAGATATCAAATAGAAAGTTTTAATTCTGGATCTATATCCCAAGTGGTATTGAGCGGAACTATTGACAAATCCAGCTTAAAGGTTGGAGATAGGATTAATATTTTAGAAAGAGATAGTGAAATTTTAGCAGTTAGTAATTTAACTATATTAGAAATAACTAATAATCAAATATCAATTTCAAACAATTTTACTTTAAATCAAAACAAAGATTATGATATTAGAAGAATAATCAATTCATCTTCTGTAACTGAAAATTCTACTTCATTAGAATACAATTCTTTATTTGCAGATATTCAAAATGTTTATATCGATAATAATTATGGATACATGTATGTTGCATCAAATTCTTTACCATCATATGAAATAGATAAAAAGACTTTTTCATATATTGCATCATCTCTTTCAGATCAAGATATTGAAACTGGATTATATTCAACAATTAATTTTGAAGAAAAGGTTTCATTTTTAACTGGTTTTCAAATTTTTTATCAACCAGAAATATCCCCAATTTCAGGACTGGCAAAGGGAATTTATTATGTAGAAGTTTTAAGCAATAAATCTCAAATCAGATTATACACATCCAAGACATTTATTGGATCTGAAAATTATATTCAATTTGGAGAATTAGTGCCAGGAAATCATTTATTCATTTTGAACAGTCAGAGTAATAATATTATTTCTGCTCAAAAAATTCTAAGAAAATTTCCAATTAATACAAATATTGCAGATGGTTCGTCAGATTTAACAGATCCTGGTTCAGTTGGAATGTTGATAAATGGTGTTGAAGCAACAAGTTATAAATCAAATGAAAAAATTTATTATGGACCGATAGAAAGAGTAGATGTATTGAATGGTGGGAAAAATTATGATGTAATTAATCCTCCAATACTACAAATATCTTCAGGAATAGCATCAATTCAACCAATTGTTAGAGGATCAATTGAGAGAATATTTGTAGACCCCCAAGATTTTAATATTGATACGCTGGTATCAATTGCAGTCACAGGTGGTAATGGTAGAGGGGCATCATTTGAACCATTTATAGAGATCCAGAGAAGAGAAATCGAATTTGATTCCAGACAAACCATCTATGGGGGAGGAGTTGATATATATTCAGAAACTATTACATTTTTATCACCACACTATCTTTCCAATGGGCAACCAATTTATTATAGTCCAAGAAATAATAATCCATTAGGTATTGGAAATTTTAATGCAAGTAATGTTTACCAAAATAAAACATTGAATGATGGCGGAATATATTATACTAAGGTTATTAACAACACTACAATTCAACTATATGAAAGAATATCTGATTATAGAATTGGAATTAATACAGTTGGTTTTACAGAATCTCAAACTTCTGGAATTCATATTTTTAAAACAGAACCAAAAAAAGTTTTAACGGATATTAAAGTTATAAATCGTGGAAGTGGATATGAAAATAGAAAATTAAGAGTTAATAGTTCAGGAATATCCACAATTAATAATACAATTACTTTTAAAAATCATGGATTTAATCATGGCGAATTGATTGTATATAATTGTGAAACAACTGCAATTAGTGGATTATCTTCATCAAAACAATATTATATTTTAAAAATTGATGATAATAAATTTAGATTATCAGATGCCGGTATTGGTGGGACAAGTATATTAGATTATCAGAGAGAAAAATATGTGAAATTTGGAACAACTGGTTCTGGATACCAAATATTCAATTATCCTCCAATTAGTGTTAAAGTAGAATATACTACTTCTGGAATAGGCAGCACATCTATTCGAGGAACAATTATTGCAAATCCAAGTGTTAAAGGTGAAATAGTGGGGGCATATCTTTATAATGCTGGTAGTAATTATGGTTCAACAATTATAAATTTACATAAAAAACCAACAATATCAATTAAAAATGGAAAAAATGCCGAAGTAAGTCCTGTAATTGTTAATGGCAGAATAATCGACACAAATTTGCAGTATGGAGGAATTGAGTACTATTCGACACCAGATTTAAAAGTTATTGGATCTGGAAGTGGATGTATTCTAAGACCAGTGATTCAGAATAATAAATTAGTAGATGTCATTGTTGTAACTTCTGGATCTGGATATGGGGAGAATACAAGGATAATAGTAGAATCTTCTGGAAAAAATGCAATATTTGATGCAAAAATTAGACCACTTGAAATAAACAATAATTTTTTCTATGCAACTGAAGATTTACTCAGTAATTTTAGAAAAACATCAAATGAATTGTTGATTAATTCAAGAAATAATCTGCAGTATTTTATTTCTGGATACTCACAATTTATACAGAATCAATTTAATGATATTGGATTGAATCATTCTCCGATTATTGGATGGGCATATGACGGAAATCCAATATATGGATCTTATGGATATACAGACCCCAATGATAAAAATTCCCCCATTAAACGTTTGTCTTCTGGGTATACTACAAATGCTTCAAATATTGAAAATAGACCGGCAGATTTTTATCTTGGATTTTTTGCTGATGATTATAAATTTACATCTTCTGGAGATTTGGATGCATCTAACGGAAGATTCTGCATAACACCAGAATTTCCAAATGGTGTTTATGCATACTTTGCAACATCTGAGTCAGACATATATGGAAATATAGTTGGACAATTCCCATATTTTATTGGAAATTATTATAGGTCTAAATTTGTCTCAGATAACAGGAAATTGGACCAGTCATTTGATTTCAATAATTCCAAATTAATCAGAAATACATTTCCATATAAAATTAATGACGAATATGGTGGAAATGATTTTATTATTGAATCAAATGAAATTATTAATCAAAAAACTAATGTAGAATCTGTAACATCTGGAAGTGTTTCCAATTTTAATATTGTAGAGCCCGGTAATGATTATAAAATTGGAGACAATTTAAATTTTAATGCAATAGAAATAAGCGAAGATAATGGTGGAATAATAGCGCAGGTTTCCAAACTAAAAGGAAAAGATATTGTAAATTTACAAACCACTTTAACCTCATATTATGATGCTATTTTTACCTGGAAAAATGGAAACCAAGTGGAAGTTTCAATTTTACCTTACCATAGCATAGAAAATCTCGACACCGTAACAATCTCCGGATTCTCAACATCATTGAGTGATTTAAATGATTCATATCAGGTTGGAGTAACATCATACACTTCAATACTAATTAGTGATATGCCAGCATTTTCTATGCCGCCATATTATATGCCAACAGCAGGTATTGTAACTGATATATATGTTTCAAGAATACCAGACAATATTTCTATTGGAAGTAGTATTGGTATTGGAACAGAAACATTGTCAGTTATAAACATTTTTAATGATTTAAGTGTTTTAAGAGCAGTTAGGCAGCAACCAACTGGATCAGCTCATACTTCAACTACAATAGTTAATTTTATTCCAAATTCATTTACAATAGAACATAAAACAAATTATTTTGATTCCAAATTAAATAAAGAATTTTATTTTAATCCAAAACAATCTGTTGGAATTGGAACAACTGCTGGAGCAGGAACTTCACTAACATATACTGTTGGAAATAAAGATTATCAGATTTCAGTACCTACGCAATCGATTTTTCTACCAGATCATCCATTCGAAACAAATCAAGAGGTAATATTTAAAAAATTATCATCTTCAGATCCATTATATGTTTCAAATACTCAAACGAGTGATTTATATACTCTTCCTACGAGTGGAAATCAACAAATAGTTTATATCATTAAAAAATCTAAAGATTATATTGGAATTGTAACTCAAGTTGGATTGACAACAACAACTAACGGATTGTTTTTTCAAAATAATGGGACAGATGATTATCGATATTCTATAAAATCTACATATTCCCAAGTAACTGGTAATGTTGATAAAATTAAAACATTAGTTTCAGTATCAACCTCACATAATCTTTCTAATGGAGATACTATTAATTTGAATTTAATTCCCAATCTTTCTGTGGGAATTGGAACTTCAACTTCAATTTCTGTCAAGTATGATACTTCGACGGAGAGATTATTAATTAATCCTATAGGATTTAGTACATCAGGAATTAATACTTCAACAAATACTATTACTCTCAGATCACATAATTTGAATACTGGGAATAAGATATTATATTCATCTAATGGATCTGTTGCTCAAGGACTGTCTACTGGATTTTATTTTGTATATAAAGTTGACAATGATAAAATAAAACTATGCGAAACTTATATAGATTCTGTAACAATTCCGCCGACTGTTGTAGATATTGTAGGTATTGGAACTACAACTCAAACAATTTCACCGATTAATCCCAAAATTGATGTTATTAGAAACAATAATTTAATATTTAATCTTTCAGATACTTCCTTATTGGGATATAATTTTAAAATTTATTATGATCAAGATTTTGCTGACGAGTTTGTATCTACAGGTTCTGCAAGTACATTTTCAATATCCGGATTTGGAACTGTTGGAGTATCCACTAATGCATCATTGGCATTAAATTATAGTGAAGGGTTGCCAACAAAATTATATTATAGTTTAGAAAAATCGGGATATATTAGTACTGCAGATAAAGAAGTTAAAAATTATTCTCAAATTAATTATGTAAATTCAACTTATAATGAAAATTACATCGTTTCTGGATTGGGTACAACAACTTTTAATATTGTATTGACTAATATTCCCGAAAAATTGTCATATAATCAATCAGAATGCTCTACATTAGAGTATAGTACAAATTCTTTATCTTCCTCCGGAGGAATCAAAAATATTAGAATAATTTCTGGAGGAAATGGATTTAAAAAATTACCAGTTTTTGCTGGAAGTAATTCTACAAATGGTAATGGAGCATATATTATTTGTGAGTCAGATTCAATTGGTAGGATTAATCAAACAAAAATTTTAAATGAGGGATTTGAATACTCATCAGATAAAACTCTTAAACCAAAGGCAGATATTCCTTCAATAATCAATTTATCATCTTCAAGTACTATTTCAAATATTTCTGTTTTAGACAGTGGTAAAAATTATACATATGCTCCAACTTTAATTGTAGTTAATTCTGATACTGGAGAAAAAATTGATTCTGGATTTTTATCCCCAAAATTAGTTGGAAGTGGAATTGCTTCAGTAGATATTGTTAATGAACCAAAAGGATTGCCATCATCAATAGTAACAATTAAAAGCATTAATAATACCAATGGTGTTGGTATTCAATCAATGTCAACAAATAGTAATAGTGGCGTTGCAACTTGCACTTTAATCACACCATTAAGTGGATTTAATATAGAACCATTTGCTGTTGGTGATAAAATTTTTGTTGAGGGTGTGCAACAATATAGTTCTAATGGAAATGGATTTAACTCGGAAAATTGTGGGTATGAATTTTTTACAGTAATAGGATACACAAATGCTGGAACATATGAACCTAGACGATTAACATTTAGTGTGGCAGAATTCACAACAAATTCAGGAATTGCAAAAACTATACAAAATTCATATGGATTTATTGTAAATTATAAAAATTATCCAAAATTTGAAGTAACTCAAAAACTTTCCACATTTATTATTGGGGAATATTTATCAGTACTGGTTAGTGGAAAGTTTGTAAAAATTGATTTAAAAATAACTCAGTATAATAATGATAGTATTAAGGTTCAAGGAAACTATGATTTATCTGTTAATGATCTTATTCGAGGAGTTCAGTCGGGAAGTATTGCAACAATTAATTCGATAATAAAAAATTATGGCGAATTTGATGTCAGTTATAGTTGTAAGCAAAATTTAGGTTGGTCGGATAATATAGGTAATTTAGATGAAGATGTGCAAGTAATTTCTGATAATGATTATTATCAAAATCTTTCATATTCATTAAAAAGTTCTCAAACATGGGAGAATATTGTTACTCCAGTTAATAATATTCTACACCCGACTGGTCTTAAAAATTTTGCAGATACTGAAATTATTTCTAATACAGGATTTGCATCTACCAATACGTTTGAATATACATCTATTCTGTATGATATTTTTAACGAAAATAGAGTCGATACTATTAATAATTTTGATTTATCTTTAGATGTTGATCTATCTGCAGATGGTTCATCTAAGTTTTTAAAATTTAAAAATAAAAGATTAGCAGATTATATTGAATGTAGGACTAATAGGGCTCTTATAGTAGATGATATTAGCGCAGAATTTTCAAGTTCGGAACTCGATTCGGGAACATATTCAAATATTTCCAATATTATAACATCTAAAAAATATGGAAGATTTTTAGTTCAAATTTCTGATATTAAAAATACTAAATTTCAATTTTCAGAAATTATAACAATTAATGATAATAATGACATATTTACTTTGGAAAAAGGTAGTATTGGAAATACAAATACCCGTTTAGCAGATATTTATGGATATGTTGATGAGGTTAAAAATTTCTATTTAAAATTTGTACCAGAAGATGTATATAATACCGATTACAATATTAAAGTTTTATCAAATACCTTTGATAATTATTTAACTGGGATTGGCACTTATCCAGTTGGTTTCGTTAATCTTGTGAGTTCAAATTCAGTTGTTGGTGTAGGAAGTACGGTTACTATTATTTCAGCACCAATTAGTAATTTGAATTCATTATTCTCAAATATTCATATTCTCAATAATAATGCATCTTATGAGATGAATTATGTAGAGTTGTATGTTGATCATGATGGAACAAATACCAATATTAGTGAATATTATTTTGATTCTCAAATACAGTCTAGTGGTAATTTTATTGGATCGTTTGCTGCATCAATTTCCAATAATACAATAAAACTTAATTATACAAACACATCAAATAATCCCGTTACTTTACGCTCCAAGAATGTGGGATTTGGAACAACTTCTATTGGAGGTTCTACATATAGATTCCAATCAATAGGTCAACCAGATGGTAGTGAAAGGACGGTAAATTATATTTCAAATTATAGTAAAGTATCTGCAGCATCAACTATCGTATCTTTAAATAAAAACGATTTCATCTCATTAAAGTCAACTATAAAAGTAAGTATTGGAAATACTAGCGCATTACATCAAGTTATGATGATTCATGATGGTAATGATGTATATACAACACAATATCCATTTTTATCGATTGGAAGTACTAGCGGAATTGGTACTTTTGGTGGAGAGTATTTTGGAAGTTATGTAAATCTTAAATTTTATCCAGATCCAACAATTTCTGGGACGTTTACAGTTTTAACTTTTAATGAATGTTTTTATAAAGAATTAGACCTGATTAATATTCCAATAAAATTGACATATAAAAATATTACAGAATCTGTAAATAGTCAGAGATATATTTCTATTAATAGTAACTATAAAAATAAATTAGATTTTGATTTAAAATATCGTGGATATCCAATTTTTGAAAAAATATTTGACCCAGCAAATACCACTACTTTAGATTATAGTGAAGGAGAATTTAGTATACCAGATCATTTCTTCAGCACTGGTGAAGAATTAATTTATACACCAGGTTCCAGCTTCATTGGAATTGCTGAAACATCGGTCAGTATAGGTTCCACTTTAAATTCTAGTGGAATTGTCACGGATAGGTTACCAAGTAAAGTATTTGCAATTAAAATTACTAATGATAAATTTAAATTATCAACAAGGAAAGATTATGCTCAAGCAGGAATTTATGTTACATTTACATCTGTAGGTTCTGGAAATTATCATAAACTTGAGATGTTTAAGAAAAATGAAAAATCAATTATTACTATTAATAGTATGATTCAACATCCACTTAATTATTCTTTGGTAAGCCATACCATAAACAATGGTGGTCAAATTGGAACAGCATCTACTATATTTGTTTTAAGTGGCATTTCATCAATTTCTCCTGGAAATATTCTTAAAATTGAAGATGAATATATGAAAGTCAGTAATGTTGGACTAGCAACTACTTCTTCTGGTCCTATTACATTTAGTGGAAATGTCCCACTAGTTCAAGTTGTAAGAGGATTTGCTGGAACATCAAATTCTACACATAATAATGGAACTGCTGTTAAGGTATATACTGGTTCATTTAATATTGTGGGTAGCAAAATTTACTTTACGGAAGCACCTAGAGGAAAATTGATAGATGATAATGATTTGGATAACCTACCAAATGCAAAAGCAACATTTGATGCAAGAGTTTTCTTAAGAAATGATTATTCGAATAATCAAATTTATGATGATATATCAAATACATTTACTGGTATTGCACAAACATATCCATTAACGTCCCAAGGAATTGCCACAGTAGGTCTTAGTAGTATCGGTGGAAATGGTATTGTCGTGATTAATGGCATGTTCCAAACTCCAACTACGAAGAATAATTCCAATAATAACTACATTATTGCTGAAAATAGTGTTTCTGGTATCAGCAGCGTCGTATTTTCTGGAATTACATCTAGTAATGGGTCAATTGTCATTTCAGATTATGATATTAATAGAAACCAACTTCCTAGAGGTGGGCTGATTGTTTCTCTTGGTTCAACACCAGGACTTGGTTTTGCACCTCTTGTAGGCGCTTCTGTCACTGCTACAGTTTCTTCTGGATCTATTATTTCTGTTGGTATTGGAACTAGTGGTAATTTTGGTTCTGGATATAGAAATCCAGTTTCAATTGCAGTAACTGATAGTAGTCACACAGGAACGGCAGCAACAATTACAGCAACCGTTGGTGCTGGAGGAACGTTATCATTCAATATTATTGGTGGTGGAACTGGATATGTAAATCCAAAAATTAATATCTCTTCACCAAGTTATGAGAATCTGCCCGTAATTGGAGTTTCTAGACTTGGAATTGGAACTACTACAGAAACTGGAGTTGGATTATTACTGAATGTAGAGGTTGGCGCTAGTTCAACGGTTGGCGTTGGATCAACTTTATTTCAAGTAACATCCTTCAAAATAACCAGACCAGGATATGCATTTAAAAGAGGAGATGTTTTAAGACCTGTTGGATTAGTCACTGCTAAAGGATTGTCATCTCCACTTAGTGATTTCACTCTCACAGTTTTGGATACATTTACAGATTCGTTCGCAGCTTGGAAATTTGGAGAACTTGACTATATTGATTCTATTAAAACACTTCAAAATGGTACTAGGCTGAGATATCCATTATATTATAATGAGCAATTACTTAGTTTTGAAAAAGATTCTAAGAATTCAGATTCTCAAGCAATTGATTTTGATTCTTTACTTATTATTTTTATTAATGGAATTTTACAACAACCAGGAGTTGCATACCAATTTAGTGGTGGAACCTCATTTACATTTACCACTCCACCAAAACAAAATGATAATGTTGCAATTTTCTTCTATAGGGGAAGTAATTTAGACAGTACTTCAGTAGATGTAAATGAAACCGTGAAAGAAGGTGATGAATTACAAATTTTCAATAATGATACCTTATTGGGAATTACTACAACACAAAATCCAAGAGTAATATCTGGAATAAAAACCTCGGATACAATAGAAACAAATGCCTATAGATTACAAGGTATAGATATTATCAATTTTAAACCAACTAGTTGGGTAAAACAAAAGGTTGATAGATTTATAGACGGATCAATTATTTCCAAATCTAGAGATTCTTTAGAACCTCAAATATATCCAACTGCAAAAATTATTAGAAATTTTGAATCTACTGATACTGGAGTATTTGTCGATGATTCAGAATTTTTCAATTATGAGAATGAAGTGTCAATTGATTTTGATGCATTTATTGTTAGTGGGAAATCAAACCCAGTTTCCGCTGCTGTTACTGCAATAGTTTCTGCTGCAGGAACAATCCAATCACTTTCTATTACCAATGCTGGAAGTGGATATGAAGGTCCATCAGTTACTGTTAAAATTGCCTCTCCACTAACCATCGGCATTTCAACTTCATTACCGATGGGAGTTGGAATTGGTATTGGAACTACTGCAACAGCAACCATTGCTGTTTCTGCTCAAGGAACTCTAACAACCCCTATTACGATTACAAATCCAGGATTGGGATATAGTATTGGAATGGAACCACAAGTTATTACTCCTCTCCCCAATCCAATATACGAAAATATTACTAATATTACAAATATTCAAGGATTTTCTGGAAATATTGTTGGTATTGGGACTACAGTAGGTATCGGAACTAATTTGGCAATAAAATTTACTTTAGATCCAACCCTTTCACCATTTACTGGATTACAAGTTGGATATCCGATTTATATTTTCAATAGTAAAGTTGGAAATGGAGTAACATCAATTATTAATACTAATTCTTCTATTGTGGGTGTTGGAACAACATTCTTGGACAATATCTACTATATAAATGCTTTCAGTTCATTGACGGGAATTATTACCTGCAATGTAATATCGACAACATCTGTAGTTGGTATTGCTACAACGGGTTCAAGAGTTGCACAATTTTCTTGGGGAAGAATATTTGGATTTACTAGATCATCTTCACCAATTTCAATCGCAGTTTCTTCCTATACCGTAGATGCTGGGTTATCAACATTTCCAACAATTCAACGAAGAGGTTATGGGTTAAGAACCAATGGTGCTTTGAAAAAGATTTTATAACCCTTTATAAATAGATAAAAAACTATATTAAAATGTCGGCACTTGTAACAGATCAATTTAGAATATTAAATACTAAGAATTTTATAGATTCTGTTCAGAATTCTTCGAATTCATATTATGTTTTTGTTGGGCTGTCAAATCCAACAGCTATGGTTGGTTTTGGTCGTTCTTCAACATGGAATACAACTCCACCCAATCCAACTGACAATTTGGATTATTTAAATCATTATGAATCAACTCTTCTTTTTGGAAAAAAAATTACAAGTGCAAATATTAGAAGAGCAGTTAGGAGGATTAATTGGTCTAGAGGAACAAGATATGAAATGTATAGGCAAGACTATAGTGCCATTACTCCATCACCAATAACTGGATCGATGAGATTATATGATGCAAATTATTATGTTGTAAATAGTGAATATAAAGTTTATATATGTATTGATAACGGATCATCTGGAATTAATACAACAGGAAATGCATCGCAAGATGAACCTGCATTTATTGATTTAGAACCATCTAAAGCTGGTGAAAGTGGTGATGGTTATTTGTGGAAGTATCTCTATACAATTTCACCAAATGATATTATCAAGTTTGATTCTATTGAATATATTACAGTTCCAAATAATTGGGAATCTTCTACAGATTCCCAAATCAGTGCTATAAGGCAAAATGGAGATTCCACATTAAATGACAATCAAATAAAAAAAGTTTATATTGCAAATACTGGGGAAGGATATGGGATTGTAGATGGACAATCTTGTAATATTGTTGGTGATGGGACTGGTGCAAAAGTTGTAGTTAATGTAGATAGCTCTGGAAGAATTACTGATACTACAGTAACATCTGGAGGAAAAAATTATACTTATGCTCTTGTAGATTTAGGAACAAATCTAAGTCCAACAACATATTCAGAATTAATCCCAATTATTCCACCATCAAAGGGACATGGATTTGACATTTATAACGAATTAGGAACAGATAAAGTTTTAATATATGCTAGATTTGACGATTCAACAAAAAATTTTCCAATAGATGCAAAATTTGCTCAAGTTGGAATTATAAAAAATCCAACTAGATACGATTCTTCAGGAATTACTACCACAATATATACTGAAAATGAATTTTCTGGTTTATTTGCAATTAAATTAAGTGGTACTCCAACTGGTACAATTTCCGTTGGAGATAAAATTAAACAATCAGTTACTGATGGAATTGCGGTTGGATATGTTGCTTCATATGATAAAGATATAAATGTTATAAAATATTATCAAGATAGATCACTGTATTTTAATTATGCTTCCAGTGATCATACTGATTATATTGGATTATCAACGACAGGAAAAGTTTTGCAATTTAATTCTACCAATCAAATCAGTAAAGTTGGTGGAGAATTTATTGCAAACGTTGCTGCAGGTTTTAGTGGCAGTAAAGTTACTATTGGAAATAAAATTGTTAATCTAGGAGTTGAATTTACAGATGGTCTTTCAAATCCCGAGATAAATAAAAAGTCGGGAGAAATAATATACATCGACAATAGACCTACTGTAACAAGGAATTCTAGACAAAAAGAAGACGTTAAAATTATCCTGGAATTTTAAGAAATGGCTCAAAAAACAAATCTCAATGTAAGTCCTTATTATGATGACTTTAATGAACCCACTATAGGGGCTAGAGATAAAAACTATCATAAGATTCTTTTTAATCCAGGGAGACCTGTGCAGGCAAGAGAATTAAATACCTTACAATCAATTTTACAAAATCAAGTAGAATCATTTGGAAGTCATCTTTTTAAAGAAGGTTCTTTAGTAATTCCTGGAAATATTGCTCTTGATATTGAATTCTATTCAGTAAAATTAAATCCAACAACATTTGGTGTTGATATTACCTCGTATATTGAAAATTTTGTTGGTCAAAAAATTACCGGACAATCTTCAGGAACTACAGCAATTATTCAGAAAGTTGTTTTACCAAATTCTGAAATTGAATATGTAACTCTATATGTAAAATATCTAGATTCTGATAATAATTTTATCTTTAATCCATTTAAAGATGATGAAGGTTTAGTTGCCAACGAAAATATTACTTATGGCAACACAACTATTGCTGCGGGAACAACTTTTGCATCCACAATTTCCAATAATTCAACATCTACAGGATCTTCAGCATCTATTGCTGATGGAATATATTTTATTAGGGGAACTTTTGTAAAAGTACATAAACAAAATATAATTCTAGATTATTATACAAATAAACCATCTTATAGAGTTGGTTTAAAAATAAACGAAAATATTATCAATTCAAAAGATGATGCTACACTATATGATAATGCAAAGGGTTTTACAAATTATGCTGCTCCTGGGGCAGATAGATTTCAGATTGAATTAATATTAACCAAAAAACCCATAACAGAAATTGATAACGATACAGATTTTGTTGAGATATTGAGAGTTAAAGATGGTGCAATTAAAAAGATTGACGTAAAATCAAATTATAATGTTATTAAAGATTACCTAGCTCAAAGAACTTATGATGAATCTGGAGATTATTCGGTAATTCCATTTCAAATATCAGTAAATAATTCCCTAAATGATAGAATTGGAAATGATGGATTATTTTTTGATAACGAAAAAACCGATCAAGGAAATATTCCCTCTAATGATTTGATGGGAATTAAATTATCTCCCGGTAAAGCATATGTTAGGGGATATGATATTGAAAAGACTGGTGTTGAAATTTTAGATGTAGAAAAACCAAGAACAACTGAGACGGTAAGTAATATCAATATTCCTTTTGAAATGGGGAATTTACTTAGAGTTAATAATGTTTCTGGATCTGTAAAACAAAAATTATCCGTTGGATTATATAATAGAAGAAAAGACTCAGATTCAACTCCAAATGGAACAAAAATTGGAGATGCTAGGGTATATACAATCAATTTAACTGATGCTGCATATGCTAATAATGCAACAAGTTGGGATTTGTATTTGTATGATGTACAAACGTATACTGAATTAACTCTAAATCAGTCATTATCATCATCAGAACTTCCAATATCATCTTTTATTAAAGGAAAGAGTAGTGGTGCCAGTGGATATGCAGTGGCAGCTGGGTCCGGAAGTTCTATAATCAATGTAATTCAAACTTCTGGAAATTTTTCTAGGGGAGAAACAATCTTAATTAATGGGATAGAAATTTATCCGAGGTCTATTAAATCAATTAAAGTATATGGAATTGATGATATTAAATCAATTTACCAATCAACTGCCACCTCTGGATTTTCAAAAGCATTTTTGGCAGATACTCAATTGGATAGTGTCCTTGCAAAGGGATTTAGTACATTAGATTCAATTACTATTGAAACAAATGGGGCAGTAAGTGGATCTGGAAAAGCATTTACTGGGATTAAGACTGATACGATCATTAGATATCAAAGACCTGGACTTTCTGTAGAAACCTATAATAGGGTTGTTTCAATTAATCCCGATGGTTTTGGAATGGTCGTTGCTGGGCTGACAAGTTCGGTAACTGGTGTTTGTGATAAAGATTTACCATCATCTCAATTAGTAACAAATTTTTCCTTAGGCGTTCCAAAAATTAAAAATAGCAGTAATGGATACCTATACGCAAAAATACCAAGTTCAAATGTAGCATCCACAAATTTAGCAAATTCAAACATAGTATTTACTGCACAGTCAAATGCAACATTTACTCCATCTTCCAACACTTTAACAGTTAATACTAGCAATTTTGCTGTAGGAGTTAATACTTCTTTAGTTAATTTTGAATCATTTGATGAGGAAAGATATTCTATTTTTTACACTAATGGAACAATTGAGAGGTTAACTTCTGACAAATTTACTTTATCCGGAAACCAAGTTACATTTTCAAACATTGCTAATAGTGAGATTTCATTAATTAATGCAACTTTTGTCAAAAGCAGTATTCAAAGCAAATCTAAATTGTACACTCGCAGTCAAACTATTTCTGTTAATCTATCAAAATATTCCCAATCTGGAACAGGAATTAATACATCAACTAATGATGGATTGGCATATAATCAATATTATGGATTGAGAGTTCAGGATGAAGAAATTTGTTTGAGATATCCAGATGTTGCAAAGGTTTTGGCAGTATATGAATCATTGGACACATCCACACCTTCATTGGATGTACTAAATTTCAATATACTTTCTAATGTCGATTCTAATGCAATTATTGGTGAAAATATAATTGGAACCAGTAGTAAAGCAATTGCTAGGGTTGTGAGTAAGCCATCTTCAGGAAAGATAGGTATTGTTTATTTGAACGATAATAAATTTTTAGATGGAGAAAGTGTGAGATTCAACGAATCTAATGTTTCCACAGAAATTAATTCAGTAACAAATGGAATATATAAAAATATAACAAATAAATTCATATTAGATAAAGGGCAAAACGAACAATATTATGATTATTCAAAAATTGTTAGAAAAAATGGTGAGCAAGAACCAACAAAACAATTATTAATTGTATTCGATTATTATCTTCTTCCTACCAGTGATACTGGGGATGTATTTACTGCCGATAGTTATGTTGAAGAGAGATTTACTAATGATATTCCAACTATTGGAATTGATAATATAAGAGCATCAGATACTTTAGATTTTAGACCAAGAGTTTCCATATTTACTGGACAATCCTCTTCACCATTTACTTTTTCGTCTAGAAATTTTGGATCAGAACCAAAATTAATTCTTTCACCCAATGAAAGTTCTTTAATTGGATATGACTTCTATCTTGGTAGAATTGATAAATTATATCTTGATACCTTTGGTAAGTTCATTCTCTTAAAAGGAACTGCATCGACAAATCCAAAACCACCATCAAAACCAGATCAAGTAATGGAGCTTGCTACCATTACCCTACCACCATACTTATATAATCCAAAAGATGCTTCTATATCTCTTGTGGACAATAGAAGATATACTATGAGAGATATTGGTAAAATTGAAAATAGACTTACGAATTTGGAAAGAGTAACATCTTTAACATTACTTGAAATTAATACACAAACACTTCAAGTTACAGATGCTCAGGGAATTAACAGATTCAAAACCGGTTTTTTTGTTGATGATTTCAAAAATTCAAATTTGATTAGTCCGAACTCTTCTGTCGATATTGACCCAGAACAGCAGTATCTAACTTCAAAGATTAGCAAAAATAGTCTTGGTTTAAAACCAGTACCTGCAGAAAATATAACAGATGAGAATATCGATTTAAGTACGAATTTTAATTTATTTGACTCTAATGTTCAAAAAACAGGAGAAGTTATTACTTTAAAATATGATTCTGTTGGATGGATTGAACAACCACTTGCAACAAGAGTTGAAAATGTAAATCCATTCCATGTGGTTGCATATAATGGAACAGTTAAATTAAATCCATCGAGTGATAGTTGGGTTAGAACAATTCAATTAGAAGATGTCAATAGTAACATTAATGTTGCAGTATCAGAAAATATATCTTTAAATGGTGGATGGGGAGCATTTGTAGGTTCAACAACAACTAGTGAAATTACTAACGTAAATCAAGAAGATAATATTGTTGCAAGTGAATCAGAATTGTACATGAGATCTCGTAATACGGGATTTTTTGCAATAAATCTTAAACCACTCACCCAATATTACCAATTCCTAGATAGTAATAGTGGTGTAGACTTTATTCCCAAGTTAGTCGAAATTTCCCCAAATTCCAATTTAAATGACTATGGAGCATCTGGAGCATTTACTGTCGGTGAAACTGTAATTGGAACATTTAACGGTCAAAATTTAATTAAATTCAGAGTTGCTCAGGCAAATCATAAAGAAGGTGCGTACAATTCTCCAACAAGTAAGTACAATATTAATCCATATGTTAAAATTGAAAATCTAACAGATTTTTATAGTGCATCTTCTAAAACTTTAAATATTGACATTAATGGTCTTTGTGAAGAAGCTCAAGGATTATATTCAGGATATTTGATGATTGGTATGAAATTAATTGGACAACAAAGTGGAACTGTAGCATATGTGAAAGACTTACGTTTAATATCTGATAACTATGGAGATTTGAACGGGGCATTTTTCTTAAAAGATCCAAATGGAAATCCACCACCTTCTGTAAAAATTACTACTGGTTCTAAAACTTTTAAATTAACTTCCAGTTCAACAAATGCTGCTCCATTACCAGGAAGTAAATCAATTTCATCAGGAGAAACAATTTATACTTCACAGGGAACATTTGTACAAAAACAAAAAACAATTACAACAACTACAACTACAACAACTATCAACACTTATGTTGATCCTCTTGCCCAAACATTTATTGTTGGTGGAAATGTTGAGAGTTTAAACGGAAATCTACCAAATGATGAGGCAAATGGAGCATATTTGAGCGAATTAGATCTTTTCTTTGCAAGTAAAGATTCTGGAAATTCACCCGTAACTGTAGAAATTAGAACTGTTGAACTTGGAACTCCTACCAGAAAAATAGTTGGGACGCCTGCTACACTAAAACCCAATCAAATTAATATCTCAACTGATGGAACTGTTGCAACGAGAGTAAAATTTGATTATCCAATTTATCTAGAACCAAATCAAGAATATGCTATTGTAATACAAGCAGGTCAAAGTGATCAATTTGAGCTTTGGATTGCTCAGATGGGAGAAAAAACCGTCAATACATCAACTTTACCCAATGCAGAAAGTGTTGTTTATACAAGACAGTTTGCAATGGGAAGTCTATTTAAATCCCAAAATGGGTCAATATGGACTGCAGATCAATATCAAGATCTTAAATTTAAACTTTATAAGTGCAATTTTACATCTACTTCCGGAAGTGCATTTTTCCAAAATCCATCATTAGATGAAAGTAATGGATATGTTAAAAAATTACGTTCAAATTCACTGACATCTTTACCAAGAAAAATTGCCGTAGGAATTATAACTACTTCAAATGCTGTCACAATTGGAGTTTTAAATACTGGTAGAAAAGTTACTGCAGAAACTCAAACTTATACTTATGGAAATATTTCTCAAACTGGGGGTCCATCTGCTTCAGTAGGTATTACTACCGGTGGATACAATTACACAACTACGAGTAATGTAGCAACTTATGCACTAAGTGGTAATGGTAAAAATTTAAGACTCGATATTACAGCAAATGCAAGTGGTACAATTACCAACGTTTCAATAAATGGAAATAATAATGGAAATGGATATACTAAAGGCGATACCGTGGGAATTGTTACGTCTAACGTTGTTCCAGTTGCTGGAAACGGTGCAATTATTACCATCACAAACGTTACCTCATTAGATACACTTTATCTAACCAATGTTCAAGGAGAATCATTTCCAACTGTAGGTCTTAACACACTTTCATATTATAATGATGCTGGAGCAAGAGTTTCATTGTCTGGAACAAGTATATTATCTTCAACTCCAATTGGTGGAGTTTACAATGGAAACTTTATGAAGGTCAATCATTTCAATCACGGAATGTATGATAATACGAATAAACTGATAATTAAAAACGCAAAATCTTCTATCCCCCCAACAACATTATCTAACAAATTACTTTCTACAGATACTATAATTAGTGTTGCATCTACTGTTAATTTTGCAACTTTTGAAGGAGTTGCTGTTAGTGGTTCAAATCCAGGATATGCAATTATTGAAAATGAAATTATTAAATATACATCTATAGGTCCTGGATCTCTAACTTCATTGACAAGAGGATTGGATTCAACAAAGGCATTGGATTATGATGTTAATAGTGAAGTTTATAAGTATGAATTTAATGGCATATCATTAAGAAGAATCAATAAAACTCACGATATTAGTGATACTGGCATCGATATTGATGATTATTATATTGAAATTGATAGAACAAACTTCGATTCAAATGTGGTAAATAGGAGTGCTGATGGTTCTTTACCAAATACATCCCAACTTTCGTTCAGTTCCGAATTTTCTGGAGGTGAAAATAATACTCTTGCTACACAAAACATACAATATGATTCAATTTTTCCACAAGTTACAGCTCTTGTTCCTGGGTCAACTACTTCATTAACAGGTCAAATTAGAACCATAAGTGGAACTAGTGCTAGTGGAACAGAGATGTCTTTTATCGACCAGGGATATGAAGATGTTCAGATTGTTGGTCAAAATAAATTAACCTCTACTAGAATTATCTGTTCAAATATTAATGAGCAGACTTATCTCACCGATTCCAATTTATTAAGAAATAAATCATTTACATTAAAACTAAATCTTTCTACATCTGATAAAAATCTATCTCCGATGATTTTCTGGAGACAATCTGCAATTCAATTGAATAGCAATAGATTAAATAGTCCAATTTCAGATTATGCAAGTGATAATAGAGTTAATAATTTGTTTGGAAATCCTCATGCAGCATTTTATATTTCAAATACTGTGATGTTATCACAACCTGCAACTTCAATTAAAGTTATTCTTTCTGCATATAGGCATTTTTCTTCTGATTTTAGAGTTCTTTATAGTTTAATTAGACCAGATTCCAGTGAGGTTAGGCAATCATTCGAATTATTCCCAGGATATAAGAATCTAACGATAGATAATAATGGAGATGGATACCCAGATGTCATAGATCCTACAAAAAATAATGGACTTCCAGATGTATTTGTCCCTGCAAGTTTAGATGATCAATTTATGGAATATGAATTTACCGCGCATAATCTTGGAGATTTTATTGGATATATAATTAAAATTGATGTATCAGGAACAAATCAGGCATATGCACCAAAGATAAAAGATTTAAGGAGTATCGCATTAGCATGATGATTCCAGTAAAAGGGCATCCAAATTTGTATCGTGATGAGCAAAGTGGTGCTATAATTAATTGCGACAATAATTCTTATATACAGTACAAAAATAGTTTACAAAATCGTGAATTGCAAAAAAATGAGATAGATACTATGAAAAAAGATATTGATGAAATTAAATCTTTACTAAAGGAGTTGATTAATGGATCCAAATGATATTTCATTAGAATCAATTGATAAATTATTTGAATATGAAAAACATGCTAGGATTATTGATCAATTGGATTTTGAGGAATTAAAAATTTTTTCA